CGACTTCAACATTGTCAACATTTACGTTTTCATCTGTCATAGTGTTTGCCTCCTTATTAATCTCAACTGTGTTAATGCCTTTAGCACTATCAATTAAGAACTTTATCATATCTGTTTTTTCGTTATCATTTTTCTCAACGAAACCTATGTTAGTCATTGGTATCCCAGAAGTAGGGCTTACCTCAACTTCGTTTTCTGACAACATTACAAGACCAGAGTCTTTGTCATAGAAAACATTTTCAATAATAGTATCAACGGCTTCACCCTTTAGGGTATCAACTCCGTTTACCTTTTCTACAGAAAGAATACTTGCAAACTGATTTGCTGGGCTATCTACCAAAGATAGTTCTGTGAGGTCATATGCCTTAATAACACGAATTGCACAATCCATCTTTTCGTCATATGCGTCATCCCAGGTGTTCATCTTGCCACCAATAGAGAATCCTGATAGAGTTCCATCTAGAACCTTTTCCCATGTGTCCTGAGCACCCTTAGAAACATATGCTGATACGTATACACCTGAATAGAACTTCTTTGTCTCAGGGTCAAAGTACTTGTCTTCTTTGAATGAAACCATTTTGCCAACTGCTAGTGGTTGGTGCATTTCACGAATGTTACCACGAAACTTTGAGAATGCCTCAAGAGAAGCTTCTGCTGTAACGATATCCTTTTGACGATCTATGTTGTCAAGTGTGGCAAAACCAGAGACGATGCGACGCTCCGCATCGACCTTGCTAAACGGCATAGAGAGACGAACATTGTCTCCCTCCGTATTCCAGTGGGCTTTAGATATAGACATACTATTATTATTATAGACCCTTTTTTACAAATGTTACAATTTAGTGGTAAAATTGTTAGTTTGAAGATCTACCCTCTCCTTTTGGATTCCTACCAGAAACTGTTGCAGTATTGTCAGCCTGAGCCTGTTGGCGTTGAGCATCTCTTGATCTGTTCTGTTGGTTGTTAGCATTTGAGTCTGCAGCCTGTCTAGCTGTTGGGACTACTGGGCTATCCCCATCGCTTCTTTCTGGAAGATTAATAATAGCACGAGCCTCATTAGGAACCATAATCTGATTCTTAACATAGTTAGTAAGAATCTGAGATTGTGCAAGTTCGTCTGTAAGTGTAAGCTCATTAAACTTAAGCTCTACAACATCTGTCTTCTCACGGAAGATCTTGTTTAGAATCTTTTCAAGATTACGTTGTGCTGGTCTAGCAACCTGCTCTTTAAATGTACGATCTTGTGCAAGAGAAGCAGCAATCTGAGAAGAGTCTGATCCACCAAGCTTTGAAAGCGGTACCTGGTGAGCAACTAGGATGTCGTCACGATTCTGCTTTCTATATTCCTTAAATGATCCTTCTTGGATTCCACTTTCAATTGGGTCCATCTTGAACTCAACCTTATTTGTATCTGAATCACCAGGAAGTGGAATATAAAGTGTACGGTGATTTTGACCCTTTAGTCCAGTCTGCAAGAATCTAAATAGTTTATCTTCTGCTTCTGATGTAAGTTGTGCACCCTTAAGAGTTACAATGTAACGTGGAACAGCCTTGTTGGTGAAATAGTCAATGTTATACTGTGATGCCAGAGCATCTCCGAGTAATGATGGCATCGCAGCAATAACATCTGGAACTCCATAGAATGTGTTTAGAGGTGAATATTCTTTAATGTGGATAATTTCATTTGGGCGATTATCAGTTGTAACAGGGTTTGGATTCTTTGCTCCAAAATTGCGGAAGTAAACAACCTTATTCGCAATGATCTGAACGAACCCATCTCGCATACGACGTACACGAATTGTTGTAGCAGGAATGTGACCAATGTAACCAATATCACCAGTTAAGGTTCTACCAATTTCAATATATCCATTTCCTACTGAGTGAACATCAGTGAAGACCTTTTCCATAATACTGGTAAAGCTCTCATCCTGATTAAGATTTTCTAGCCAATCACGAAGCTGGATCTTTAGTCTTTCAATACGATTACGTGCACGACCTACCGCTTCTGATCTGCTGAAGATTCTAGTTTTAGAGTTGTTCTGTCAGATACAACAAAATCATATCCTAGGCCAACAGTATTTTCTACCTTTGCATCAATAGCTGCGTGGTTAGCAAATGAAGTATCATAGTAGCTTGCAAGTTCATATAGGTTATATGGTGGAGTAATTACATCAAATAGTCCATAGGCATTTCTGTATATTGTTCCTGGATTCAATGCCTTTGACTTTGAGTCCCCCGAAGTTGATGACTGAACTGCGTGAGCTGAATCAAGGTATCCATCTGAGTATGTCATCTTTGAGATACGTGCAGCACGACGCTTAAAGTTGTTATCTAGCCCATTAAGAGATTTTAGATCTTCCCAGTTTTTAATAAATGGATCAGAATCTTTAAATGGATTTTCAGCAACAACAGCTTCATCAATTCTAGCTGGTGTATAGATCTTTTCAATATTACTCATCGCCGTACATCTCCAATGTCTTCTTAGCAGCCATAACAGCACCTAGGTCATTCATGCTTGGGATTAGTCCCTGTGCCATTCTATCTTGCTGCTCACTATACTCTTCATCAGAGATTTTTCTCACATTTGCGAAGAACATTGGCTCTCCTTCTGGAGCACCCCAATATTTTGCAGCATCTTTAAGTTCTTGAATCTTGGACTGATCACCCTTCATTGACTCAATGCTCAATGCATTCCCATCTCCGTCAGTGAATACTTTACCAGATGTAGTTTTCCAAACATAGATTCCAGCATTTGAGAATGCTTCTTCAATGACCTGTATCTTTGTTTTACCTATTTGTCCAGGCATTCTTGGTTCTTCTTGACCGAAAAGTGGCAAATTATCCATATTCATAACCATAAGTATACCACATTATCAAAAAACTATTATTACAATTACCATAAAAAAATAATAGACAAACAAGTTTTATCCTGTTTGCCTATTAGATTTATTTAGAATTATTCAGTTGCAGGAAGTTCTGATAGTGCTTTTTGGTGAGTTTTAATTGCAGCCTCAAGCAGTTTTAAAGATTCCTCAATCTTAGGAAGCTCTTCGCTTTCAGGATTTACCTTCTGAATTGTTTCTGAATTTAGAGATGCCTGGTAAGCATCTGCAGCAAACTGAGTGATACGGTTCTCTAGAAGATTCTTCTTCTGTTCTACTGATAGTAGTGATCCAAAGTCAAAGTTTGACATATTGATCGCCTTTCTATGATATGTGTATGTTTATTATAGCATATTGAGCATGTTTTTAAAAGTATAAATATAAAAAATACCCCTCCATATTTCAGGAGGGGCATTAGTTTTAATACTAGGCAGCTATTAGAGTTCCAGATACCTTTACAGATGTTGTTCCTGTAGATCCTGCTACTGGAGTAACTACCATATCAACATTTGCAGTTGAATATGAGAAGTCAACATCTACTAGAGATGAGCTAATTGATACATCTCCATACTGAGTTACATAGAAATTAGTTCCATCAGAAATTACTAGAACCTTTATGATTTCAATATTTGACCCATTAACAGCCTTGACCAAGAACTCCCCACCAGTATATGTTGATGATGAGTATACTGTTGATAGAGTAAGAGCGGTTGTTCCTGTAGTGCTTCCAGATGCTGTAACTTGACCTGCAATAGCATTTAGAGTTACTGTTCCAGTTAGAGCTGGGCTGCCAGCAAATACAAGAGCACCAGTACCAGTTTCATCTGTTACTGCGGATGCAAGGTTAGCAGATGATGGTGTTGCAAGGAATGTGGCAACTCCAGTTCCTAGTCCACTAATACCAGTTGCTACTGGTAGGCCAGTTGCATTTGTAAGTGTACCACCTGAAGGAGTTCCCAATGCTCCACCATTTACAACTACTGCACCTGAAGAACCTACGTTGACTGCTAGAGCAGTAGCAACACCAGTTCCAAGACCAGAAATACCAGTTGCTACTGGAAGTCCTGTTCCATTAGTTAATGTAATTGATGTTGGAGTTCCCATGGCACCGCTGAAGGTTACTAGACCACCAGCTCCACCTGTGTTATTTCCAAGAGCAGTTGCTACTCCAGTACCAAATGATGTAATTCCAGTACCACCAGATGCTACAGGAAGTGTTCCAGTAGTAAGTGCTGATGTAGATGTGGCATATACTGCTCCACCAGATGTGAATGATGTTAGTCCTGTACCACCCTTTGTTGTACCGATAGTTGTAGCATTCCATGTACCAGTAGCAACTGTTCCCAATGTAGTAATGGTTGATTGACCAACATATGTTGATGCAATGTCAATAGCGTCTGATGTGACAGAAATTCTATTTGCAGTTCCAACAACGTTGAATGTATTACCAGTAGCAACAAGACCGTTACCAGCAAGTGTTGATGTTGCTCCAGAGAACTGTGTAAAGGTAATTGAGTCTGTATCAATCTTAATACCCTTAGCTGGTGTAGTTGCAGTACCTGAAACATTCATCAAGTACTGAATTCCTCCATTTGATGATCCAGCAATAACATAGACCAAGTCACCAGTCATAATATCTCCAGCAATGGAGTTATCGTAGTCTAGTGCACGGGTAAGAACTGTAGCTACACCAGTAGCACCAGCGGTACTTACATAGTAAATACCGTTAGCTTTTGAACCAGTTCCAGGATCAGCAGTTATACCATCTTTAACAAGAACACGATCATTAAGTGCTAGTGGAGAAGCTCCGCTATCAAGTGTGGTTGTTCCTGTTGATGTGTAAGTATTGTTGCTCCAACACCAGTACCGCCATCAGCACCTGCAGATCCTGCTGTATAGGCACCAGCAATTGTTCCTGTAGTTGCATACTGAACAGCATCGTGAGCATTTACACCTTGAGCTACTCCATCAACATACTGCTTAGTAGCAGCATGCATTGCTGATGTAGGATCTGCAGAAAGTGTTAGTGTACCAGTCATGGTTGCTAGGTCATAGGCAGTTTTTACGCTGTTTGGTGTAGCAGCAGTAGTAGTGCTTGTAGAAGAAGTGCTATCTGTAAGCTGTAGAATACCTGCAACAGATGTTGATCCAGACACTGCAGCAATTGTGACGGCAGAAGAACCATTATAAGATGTTCCTGAAAGACCAGTTCCAATTGTAAGAGAGTTTGCTACCGATCCAGCTGAACCAGTTGTATTCTGGTTAAGAGTTGGAATATCAGCAGCAACAATTGCACGGAATACTGGTGAACCAGCAGATCCATTTGGAGCAGCTAAGAAATAGTTTGCAGTCTTAGATGCAAAAGGATTTTGAGTATCTCCATATCCAGAAGCAAGAGAAATTGCAGGGGTAGATCCACCAGAGGATACTACTGGAGAAGTTCCAGTTACTGATGTTACCGTTCCTGCACTTGTAGCATTAATTGTTAATGATCCAGATGCCTTTGAAATGCTAATTCCAGTACCAGCAATAAAATTTAGTGTTTTTGCTGCAGAACCGTTAAAGGTATATAAATCTGTTCCTTCAGTGGTTCCAGAATCTGCCTTAATTACTAACGAGTTTGTAGTATTTGCAGTAATGGTCGCAGATGATCCTAGAGCAATCGATGTTCCATTAACTGTGAGGCTTGAATTTGTTAGGTAAGAATTACCAAGTGTTGCAATACTTGAGATCTGTCCAGTAGAGTTTGTAAGCACCACACCAGAAGTGGTTAGTCCTCCTACTACCAGACCATTTTTGAGTCTAAAGTCTTTATTTACTGTTGCCATTTTCCATCTCCTTGTTTACGCCTTAAGTCCCATACGAGCAAATCGCACGGTAACTGGCTTAACTGCAGGATTGGGGGTAATAATTAATTGAATGTTATCCCCACTCCTTGAGACATCAACGGTTCCAATATCCCCATCGTTGTCTATAACACCATACTCACTAACGTTTATATTCGTACCGTCAATAAGAATGGAAATCTCTGTAGCATAAAATTTATTATCACCATTAGAAGTTTTTGAAATTGATACTAGGTA